GGCGTTACAATGTCTCGTAAGGTTAAACGTATTGGTTGCTCTAACTTAAAGGATCTGATCGAAGATTCAAAACTTCATATAGTAGATCCTGAAACCATTTCAGAGCTTAGCTCGTTTGAGCCCAAAGGTGATAGCTATGCTGGTAAGAACGGTACCCATGACGATTCTGTAATGAACTTTGTTCTTTTTGCTTGGTTTGTTAGTACCGATATATTTGAAAGCATGAGTAACATGCAGCTTAAAGATCTTCTTTATCAGGAAAAGCTGATGGAGATGGAAGAAGACCTTCCCCCGTTTGGTTTTATGGATGCAGGTAACGAAAAGCCTGATTCACTTGACCATTATGATGAAATCATTCAAGAGATGGAACGCTGGAAGTCGCTTTGAAAACGCAAAAACAATAAATAGATTGTATTGGATATAACCTTATTATGATTAAACTTATTAATTAAATTACACTGAAAGGATAATACATGGGATTTTTAGTATCACCAGGTGTCGAGGTTAAAGAAATTGACCTTACAGACATCATTCCGGCACAGTCTACCTCTATTGGTGGATATGCTGGCCACTTCAGATGGGGACCGATTGGAGAAATCGTAACCGTCAGTTCGGAGAAGGAACTCGCGAGAATATTCGGAGCACCCTCAACAGAAAACGCCACACTCGAACGGAGCTTTTTGGAAGCTGCTTCATTTTTGAAGTACAGCAACAATCTGAAAGTTGTCCGGGCAAACGCAGCTACAGCACTTAATGCATATTCTAGCCACGGAGATGATTCTCCTGAGTCGGCTGGATTTACTATTAGCACTGTAACAGAAGTTGAAACTAACCAATCTGCTCTTAACACTCTTGATGCTCATATTATAGCACGCTATGCCGGTGTTCTCGGTAACTCACTTAGGGTTCACGTGATCAACGCTGATAACTATACGGATCAACCACCAAGCGTTAAAAACTCGTTGCAGTTTAAACCTGGGACAAGCGAATGGGCAGAGGATCTTACCGGTTCTACAGCAGTTAACGATGAAGTCTCGATTGTGATTGTTGACAATGGTGCACAATTCAGCGGGGTGGTAGGAGAAATTCTTGAAGTTCATGAAGGTCTTTCCATTGCGCGTAATGCTAAAAACCAATTTGGCGAATCGAACTACTGGGCAGATTTTGTTAATACAAATTCCTCGCTTATCTTCGGAGTTAAAGATACAGACAGCGTTACTGGTGATCCAGAGCTTGAGGCAGATGATACCACAGATCTTGGAGCAATTCCATGGCTTGGAGACGACAGTCCTGGCGAAACATACGTAGACCTTGCAGGTGGTGCTGATGCATCTACCTTTACGAATGCTACGGTTGTTACGGCACTTGAATTGTTTGAAGATTCCGAAACAGTGGACGTTAATTTGCTCTTTGCCTTTGAAGATAGCAGTGGTACTACTGATACCAAGATCAAGACAATCGCCGATACGCGTAGAGATCTTGTTGGATTTATTTCCGCTCCGCTTTCTGTTAAAGATTTAACCTCTGATTCAGCCAAGAAAAGCGCAATCACTACACACTTTGATGCTATTAGTTCTAGCAGCTATATCGTGTTTGACAGTGGTCCAGCTTATGTTTACAATAAGTATCGCGACTCATTCGCGTTTATTCAGCTTCACGGCCACGTTGCTGGTCTTTGTGCAGCAACCGATGATCTTGCTGATCCTTGGTTCTCTCCTGCTGGTCTTAATCGTGGACAACTTCGAGGCGTTACGCGGCTTGCGTATAACCCTAAGAAAGCTGATCGCGACGAGCTTTATCAAAAGCGAATCAACCCTGTTGTTACCCTACCGGGTCAAGGCACGGTTCTCTTTGGTGACAAGACCGCTTTAACCAAGCCAAGCGCATTCGACCGCATTAACGTTCGCCGCCTCTTTATTACTATCGAGAAAGCGATTGCTACTGCAAGTAAGTTCCAATTGTTTGAGCTTAACGATGCGTTCACCCGCTCTACTTTCCGTAATGCTATTGAGCCATTCCTTCGGGATGTTCAAGGCCGGAGAGGTATTACAGACTTCCGCGTTGTTTGTGACGACACCAACAATACCGCAGAAGTAATTGACGGAAATCGCTTCGTGGCCGATATTTATATCAAGCCTACTCGTTCGATTAACTTTGTAACCCTGAACTTCATCGCTACTAGAACCGGCGCTTCTTTTGAAGAATTGATCGGAAGATAAGCAGTAATGATATAAATATAACAAATAGTTAGGATAAAATTATGGCTACTACAAACACAGGTATTTCAAATTTCAAATCAAACTTTCGCGGTGGAGCGAGACCCAACCTCTTTGAGTGTAGGGTTAACTTTCCCGATTTTAATGCGGGACTTACCGAGCGTGCAAGGTTTTTGATTAAAGCAACAAGCGGTATTCCTGCGAGTACAATTGGGCAAATCGAAGTTCCATTTCGAGGAAGAAACCTTACAGTTGCTGGTGATATGACCTTTGCGGAAGCATGGCAAATTACAGTAATTAACGACGTTGATTTCGATCTACGAGATGCATTTGAAAGCTGGATGAACCGTATTAACAATCATGAAGCTAACGTTACCAGTTTTGGTGACTTAAGCTATATGAGAAATATGGAACTGGTTCAACTTGACCGAGACGGAGATGACACGGGTATTAAAACCTACAACTTTATTGATGCATTTCCAACTGCACTCAGTGCGATCGCGCTGGGTTCTGACCAAAACGATGCCGTAGAAGAGTTTACGGTTGACTTCCAGTATCAGTATTGGACTGCTGCTGGCGTTACTTCATAACATTAAACAGTGTAACCCAATTAAAGAATTTTTCGGAGGTTCAATCCCTCCGAAAAATTTCTTTTATATATAGATTGTATGAAAATCTTTGGACTTGACATTTCTCGCAAAATTAAAGAAATCGACGATACGCCGGAAAAGGAAAAGGTATCGTCTTTCGCGCCGCCGATCGAAACCGATGGAAGTCAAGTCATTTCAGGAAATAGTACAAGTGGTTATTATGGCCAAACCCTAGACCTTGATGATGCAAGCGTCGGGAACGAGCGAGATGCCATTCTTAAATATCGAGCCGCGGCAATTCAGCCTGAATGTGATAATGCTATTTCCGATATTATTAACGGAGCTATTGTTGCAGATAGCGCAGGTACACCCGTTAATCTTAATACCGACGCTCTTGACGTTCCCGATAATGTTAAGGATTTGATTCGAGAAGAGTTTCAAAATATCACAAAACTTCTTTCATTTAACTTTTCCGGCCACGATATTTTTCGCCGGTGGTACATTGACGGCAAGCTTTACTATCACCTTCTTATTGATCCCGATAATATTAAAAAGGGCATTCAAGAAGTAAGGTTAATTGATCCTCTAAAGATTAAAAAGATCAAAGAGGTTAAAACCAAAACCAATCCTGATACCGGGATTAAAACACATTACGTTGCAAAAGAATACTTTCTGTATAGCGACGATCTAGGATCACATACTACCGCGATTAAGATTGATCCTACAAGTATCGTTTATGTTCCAAGTGGGAACCTTGATGATAATGGAAAATTTGCTGTTTCATATCTTCACAAAAGCGTGAAACTTGTTAACCAACTTCGTATCATGGAAGATGCGTTGGTTATTTATCGTATCTCTCGAGCACCTGAGCGCCGAATCTTTTATATTGATATTGGTAACCTTCCAAAAGGAAAGGCCGAACAATACGTTCAAGGTATCATGAGCAGGTATCGAAATAAACTTGTTTATGATGCGACAAGCGGTGAGGTTAAAGACGACCGTAAAGCCATGAGCATGTTGGAAGACTTTTGGCTTCCACGTCGAGAAGGTGGGCGAGGAACTGAAATTACTACCCTTCCTGGTGGTGAAAATCTCAGTCAGATTGATGATGTTATTTTCTTCCAAAAGAAACTTTATCGCTCGCTAAACGTTCCTGTTGGCCGACTTGATGTTGAAGGATCGCAGTATGGCGTTGGAAGAGCAAGTGAAATTAGTCGAGAAGAAGTTAAATTCCAAAAGTTTATTAACCGTTTAAGGAAAAAGTTCTCTGTGTTGTTTATTGACATGCTTAAGGT